TTATTCGCGATGATCTTAAATTTTTTTCACGTAGCAGCATCCCAATTAATTCTAATGATACTTTATTCAAAAGCGTGATACTGAAAAATGCAGACAAGCTAACTAGTGACGCACAGTCTGCACTACGTAGGTGCATTGAGCTATCGTGTCATACTACTAGATATTTCATTGTAGTGGAGGATAAGTATCAATTACTTAAACCCATACTATCACGATTCTGCGAGATATATGTAAGTTATCCTCTTATCAACAACAAAATGGTTAATCTTCACCGACACATGATAACTCCGAATGCTAGCATACAAAAATTTAAGAGCGAGAAAAAAGTGTGGCTGAGCAAAACACTATCAGCATTGCAGAAAAAGATAAATGTTCAGGAGATTGAGAAAGTCAGCAATAAACTATATGAAAAAGGATACTCTGCTCTAGACATAATTGAATATATAGGTTCTTCTTCTGTTGATCCTAGCAAAAAATTTGAAATTTTAGCGGCTATTCAAAAGATAAAAAAGGAATTTAGAAATGAAAAACTATTAATGTTTTTTATATTGAACTTCTTGTATTTGGACACATCTTATTCTTTAGAAAATATTACATTCATCTAATTTTATAAATACGTTATACTTATTTATAAGAAATGTCTAGTTATTAAAATGGACGATTTTACTGTCACTAATCTCAATGAGTCCAAGAATGAATGGTCTGCACGTCTGGTTAACTTGTTAACACCTTTGATTATGCAAGGTTTTAGATCCATATTCAATGAGTCAACTAGAATGTGCGAAGAAAATGATGAGCATGAAAAATATCTCATGACTTTTCAGAACTTATTGGCAAATATTCCTAACTGGAATGCAACCACCATAGAAGAAGAGAGAAATCGTATTATTGAGACAAGTGGATGTGGGTATTTAGGGGATTTGATTACATGTGTTCATGTTATTCAATTGAAATTGCTTACATGTGTTCGCGTAGGTCAGTCTCAGAAAAAGATAGACATAAATATTCCTTCTCTTGATAGCTTTATTCACAAAGCTTACATTCAGGTCGCTAGAAAGCTGTATACGAATGTTTATATTTTTGAGAAGGATTTGATGCCATTACAGATTCAACAGTGCAATAGAGAATTTGAGACTATCGTTAAGGAGTGTATTTTGAACGCAGTAAGAGAAAGTATTCCTATAGAAGAAATACTTCGCGCATATTTGGACGAGACAACAGAAGACGAAGTCGTTAAGGAGGTAAAAGAGGAAATCATAGAGGAGCCAGTAAAAGAACCTGAAAAAGAGCCCGAGGCTGCTCCTCCATCCAGTGTCAAGACCGACAGCGTAAAAGAGACTCCTGCCCCAATCGTTGACACGTCCAATATCGTTGCGACTGAACCTCTGTCTGAATCTATAGATGCAGCCTCTGCACCTGTGTCGGCTCCACCCCCACCTGCTGCAGTTCCTGAGAATAAGACCTTGTCTTTCAATGATACAGATATGGCGGTCAATGTAGAAGGCGCTGTTGAAAGTATTGAAGCCCCCAAGACCGTTGATAGACTAGAGCAGATAAGCAGTGATAGAAATGAACAACGTAAAATAGAAGAGGGAGAAGATGATGAGGAAGATAAATTGGTAATTTCTAACGATCCGATATCTTTAGATGTAATGGACGTTCATGATATTCCTGCCCCAGATATTAAGGTGGATGATAGTTCATTGCTGACGGACATTGAAATCCTCACATAATTCGTTTATTTATAGTAAGATTTATTTAATTATAAATAAATGAATAATATTGTTTTACCTGCTACAGTTGCAGTTATATTTGCAATTATCCAATACTTTAAGACGAGAGTAAACAAGGAAGAAAGGGATATGCGTGAGATCATTATGCAGACGATCCTAGTAATGCTCTCTGTAGTTGCTGGTGATTTTCTTCTTACACAAGTATATCCCACTTTAGACGGAGCTAAGAAGATGATGAGCGGCGGAGGAAGCACTCAAGCGTTCTCCAATGACCCTGGATTCTAATTAATTGTTATCAAATAAATAATTAGAATTATTAGTTAACGTAGCTTGGTATTTTATCAATATTCATAATTTTTGCCTTTTTGTTAATCGTTTTCTTAGTGACTACGTATTCACTGAAGAATGGATTATCTAATTGCGCCTGGGGAGTAGGATTGTGAACAGTGCGTGAGATCATTTTGTAGAGTTTAAAGTCGGGGTATCTCTCTACACCATTTTTCTTATATAAGATATTTTTACCTTTATCGTCCATACACCACCCCTTCACTAATTCACTAAGTGCGTCATATCTAGGTTGCTTATCATTATCTTCGGCTTCATCTTCTTCCTCTACTAACTCGTCATATAGTGCACATCCTAGTCTACATAAGTCAAACCCATAATGAGGCTCTAAACGTGGCTTGGATTCACTTAGATATGGTTCAATATTATACTGGGTAGCTGCGTCGCCATTGGGACCATAGCTGTCGCTACAGAACGTGTTGCCTTTAAACTTGTATATTGCTCTTCCAAAATCTATGATTTTGAATATTTTTCCATATGTAGGAACTTTATAGTATGTTCCCTGATAACAGTAATATAAAAATTGTTTTTCAGTTGGAATATACATAACATTATTTGTATGCAGATCGTTATGTGTGAAGTCAAATGCTTTTTCATAAGTCAATAGCATCATAATAATTTGCATAAATATGCTTTTCCATTCATTGTTTGATAATGGGCTAACATCAATAAGTCTGTCTAACGTTTCATAACACCCCTCAAGACAAATAACCTCAACCGGAAAGTTAAAAATGTTGATATTTAGTGCATTTTCTGATGCATTGCTACTACCACTGTTATTGCTTGATCTTGATTCTGAAATAGAATTGGAATCATCGTCATCGGACTCACTTACATCTTCGTCGTCAGAAAATTCGTCTGATTCATTGCTTCTAGTGTCAGATGTTCTTGACGAAAACGTAGACGAACTTCTGGACGACTTATAACTAGTATTCATGTCGTTGTTGAACACGATATTATCCGACAGATCGGCATTTTCAGAGACATTTGCCTCTTTACTTGATGTGTCAGCTTCGTTGTTGTCAAATATATCATCGTAGCCATTGCTGTCAATGTCATCAACCTTTATTTCTTCGTTTAAGCTCTTGATCCTTATCTTAGGTTTATTAGTGCTAGAGTCAGAATGAACAAACATGTCTATATTGCTCTCATCCATATCAAATAGAACACCTTTGTTCTTGTGAAAATTTGACGACTCATAAAGATATTCAATGTCATCAATGACATCAAAGGTAAATTTATCTTGCATAGCCAGAAACCCGCCATAGAAATCAAGTCCATGAATAAAATCATGCTCTTCATTGAGTTTGCTAGTTAGATATGAAAAGAATCCATCCGTATATGCAGAGTTATTGACATCCTTAATTTTATTGAAATCGGAATAGTCTAAGGTCTTAGGCAATAACTCCTTATCTTCAGTATTATATTTACCAAGTATGAATTTTAAAGGATCCAGTAATGGTGAACATTTAAAAAATACATCTTTGGTTGTTTCATTATTACTGGAATCTTGTAAAGTACATTCATATAACTTCTTACCTGAGTCATTCTTAATATTTTTAATTAACCATCTGTTATTCAGAGTCACATTATTGAAGTTAGACTCAGTAAGGTTGAAGAAACGATTGTAGATAGGAATGTAGTTTTGGGTATCATATAATCCCAATTTAGTGTTTTCTAATGAAGAATATAACTCTTTTGTATCCTTAAATTTTCGGTAGTTTAAATCAAATACCATTATCTTTTCTAAATATTAATAAAAATTGTTTCAAACTCATTTTCTGCGTTAATGTTTTTATTATTTTAATCTTTAGATAGAGTATTATGACTCTAGACCTTAAAAAATTTAATATGAAAGATATTAGTTTCAAGCCAGATGAGAATAAAGGCCCTGTGGTTGTTCTAATTGGTAGGAGAGACACTGGTAAAAGTTACTTAGTGAGAGATCTTTTATATTATCAACAAGACATTCCTATAGGAACAGTAATATCTGGAACAGAGGCAGGGAACGGTTTTTATTCCTCGCATGTTCCAAAGCTTTTCATACACGATGAGTATAATACAGCGATTATTGAGAATATTCTTAAAAGACAGAAGCAGGTATTAAAGCAGATTAAAAAAGAAGTGACTACCTATAAGAAGAGTTCAATAGACCCTCGGGCTTTCGTTATATTAGATGACTGCTTATATGACTCGTCATGGTCTAAAGATAAGATGATGCGTCTTCTTTTTATGAATGGTCGTCATTGGAAGATCATGTTAATCATTACGATGCAGTATCCACTAGGTATTCCGCCAAATTTAAGAACAAATATTGACTATGTATTTATATTAAGAGAGCCATATCTTACCAACAGAAAACGTATATTTGAGAATTATGCAGGTATGTTTCCCACATTTGAATCGTTCTGTCAGGTTATGGATCAGTGCACAGAAAACTATGAATGTCTAGTCATAAACAACAATGCGAAAAGTAATAAATTAACTGATCAGATTTTCTGGTATAAAGCCGAGCCTCATAGTGATTTCAAACTTGGTTCAAAGGAATTCTGGGAGCTATCAAAAGATCTGAATTCTGATGATGAAGAAGAAATGTATGATCCTAACGCATCAAAGAAAAAGGGAGCAGGACCGCGTATTAATGTTAAAAAGTCTAAGTGGTAACATAATATATAATCTAATTAGTATATATATTATGATTAATGATAATACAGCTCCCGGGAACCCTAAAGATGGTGATGGAGAAGCATCGGACTTTAGTAGAACACCGTCGTCAAGTAGTTCAGAAGAGCCGGTCTTTTCTGGACAATATCCGCCAGATGTTGAAGAAGGAAGTCAACGCAATATTAGCAGAAGTATTATAATAGCTACACACCAGAATGCCCTTGCATGTCTTTTATCGCAATACGGAGTTGGTGGTGGCGAAGCAGAGTCAGGATTCTTGGAACACAAAGGAGGTTTAAGCACTGGTAACATGGACTTAATATCTATTATCAAAGGAGGTGCTATGAAGCTAGGAAATGGATGTATAATTAAATTGCACATTGATATGCAAAACAAGATGGTGACTATTCAACTAGTCTTTCCTGGTCTTGTTCCAAAACAAAATCCTGAAAAACCACATAAAAATGCACAGTTATATCCTAACGTTGAACCAACACTTGTTGTTAAGGGTCAGGATGCTTTTAATGATTGGAAGGCCAAATTCGCACCTGATCTGCAAGAGGGTATAACTGATATTTATTTTATAAGACATGGTGAAGGTGAGCACAATAAAGCAACGGCAGGACGTGCGCCACATGATGCACCTCTTACATCTAAGGGTAAGTTAGAAGCAGCTGCAGCGGGTGTATGGCTGGAAACTTCAGGCATAGAGAATATTTCATTAGTGTGCGTATCCGATCTGTTAAGAACTACCCAGACGGCATGGTTCGTTACCAGATTTATCAAGTCAGAAAGATTTATAGGGCACAATGCAGGCGACCTTGCGAATTATTGCAAAAACAAGTACGTAGTCTTGCCGACAAATTATGAAATGAATGATGTTGCAGGAAATGAAGGAAGTAGATGCAAATCATTTGGTATAGTAGGCGCTCACAGCATGGGCTTAAGTTTTGTTAGTAAAACAGGAGAGAATACACCATTTTATTTTTTTGGAGATAGTGATAGATGTAAGACATATGATAATCCCGATAAACTATCAGATTTATGGACATTTGGTACTTCTATGTATAGTTTATTGGGGGGAATGAAAGGGTTGAGTGAAAGAATAGCAACAATTAGTCAAGTAATCACAAACGAGCCTCAACGATGTGTTGATTCAAAAGACTTTAAGTTAATGGTTCTAGTGGTATCGTTATTTGATGCTACAGGAAGTATTCCTATTCAGAGTGTATGTAGGTACTACGATGCAGACGCTGCGACAGTGAATGACTTTCGTCTACAACTTAATTCTGAGAGTATAGTCCGTCAAGTAAGTCAGGTCCCATATCCAGCAGTTGACTGGAGTTTATATTTTGCGTTTTGGTATCAGGTATGGGGCTGGTATACTAAGCAGACAGGTCAAAAGCCGATATCCAAAGCTTCAGTGAGCACAGGGTTAAGCGATAAGTGCCTTTCCAGTAGAAGACAGTTCAGATTACACCATACAGCTCTTAAAGTAAATCCAGCGAGGTTCACCAACATGATACAATCATGTACTTCTTATCTTAGTAACGGCCCACCTCCATCTCGTCTGATACCTAGCAATGATACATGGAGGAAAGTGCGACCGGGGTCGCAGGGTGGCAAGTCTAGAAAATCTAGCACAAAGAGAAAAATGCATAAGAACAAGAAAACTCATAAAAAACGAGCAAAATCCAACAAAACTAGGAGACATAAAAAAAGACATGTTGCTAAAGCTAAAACGAGATCTAGAAAGTAAATATAATATTTATAATATCTATTATATTTATGGGTTTATGGTCATCAAAACCAGTGCCATACTCGGATGTATGTAGTATATGTCTAGAGCCACGTCCTGATGAAATTAAAACTAAGAAACATAAACGTAATTTTGTTATAACGAAATGTAAACATATTTTTCATAAGGAATGTTTAGAACTCGTGATGTTGGACAGAACTACATGTCCGATTTGTAGGACAGAGTTAGGCGATTCTGATGTCAGCAAAAAAAAATATAAATATGTAGCGACAATAGAAGAACCATTGAATATTCCGGCTTCATATTTGACAGACGACTATTTTATGAGTGAATCAGAGGAAGACTTTGAGACGTTAGCGTTTAGATAGTTACTTAACAAGTTTCGTGACTCCTAGGCTTCTGGCAATGCGTTGTGCCAACGCCATGTCATTTTTATATTTAAATGTCTCAATATCCTTGATGATCTTTACATCAATGTTCAAATTTTTTGCAACTTGTTGTTGCGTGAAGCCTTTTGCAACGCGAGCTGCGATAAGTTGCGATACAATATTTCGTGACATAAGGGTAATAGACTTTGCATCATTGGAGTCAAGTAGTTCTCTTTCTTTTTTAGTGAGACCTGCTTGAGTTCCAGTAGTGCCTTTTTTTGAGTTGGTGGTAGAAGTGCTTTTATTGAGCACCATTGGTTTCCAGTCTTGAATTGGCTGCTGCATTTTATATATATATAATTATTGAATATATAAAATTCAATTTTTTAACGAATTATATATATATGACTGTTTGCGAAATTGTTGTTTTAACATTTATAGTCACTGCTCTCTGGGATGTTTTACTTAGGGTTATGTCTGAAAACTACAAGAAGCTACCTTCCATTATGAAGTATGATTTTGTAAGAATCTTACAGCCTTATTTTAAGAAACATACTCTACTAGCTGCTGCTTTAATAGCAGGCTTTGTTGGCGCAGTTACTCAGTATGTGATACTCAATATCGTTTCATTTCCGTCAGATGTAATGGATATATCGTCAGTAGTTACCTTTTTGTTTATAAGTTTCATTATTAGTGGTTTGTTTGGAATCGTTATGAAAGCCACAAAATTGTTTCCTTATTTAGACCAGTACTATTATAAGCCTCTTGGATTAATACGAAGTATGTATCATGACGGTATATCGGGTCTTGTCGTTCAGATAACTCTAATAATTATGTTGTCTTTTAATAAATATGTGTGATCTTGAAGAGAGAATTAAAAATATAGAAGAAAGAATTGAAGAAATGAACCAAAAGATGGATCTTATATTACAGACTATCAATAAAGATTTAAGTGAAGATTGTAAAAAAATGGCGAAGCATATAGACTTTGTTGAAGGAGTATATGAAAATGTAAAACATCCATTAAATTTTATATGTAGTAAGGTAAGTCCTCTGATAACATCCACAGATAAAGAAAATAAAGCTATAGAGGATGGTAGGAACTATAACATTGGTGTCATAGAGGGTGAACTAGATGAATTCGATCCTGAAGGATTTCTGAATGACTCAGATATAGAAGACTAATAGTAGATTAATAGTAATTTATTAAAGAAAAAATAATAAATTATTATACAACGTAATGAGTAAAGAGCATAAGAGAAAGATTGGAGATAATGATATGAATAAAGACGACATAGAAGACATACCTACCAAACATGATAAATGTATTAATACTGAGCTAATCATGGTTGAACAATCGGGCAGACAGTATCGGAAATATCCGCGCCCTATGACGATCATCGCGACTCGCCATGAATCAAGAGCTCTAACAATTTCGTCGCTATCAATGAGTGTTTCTTTATTGAGCTCTATATTGTATAAAGAAAGGAGAATATATACAATTCAAATAATGGTTGTGATGTTATTCTCCACGCTTTTTTGGATGAAGCCAAAAGTAGGATTACGCAGAACATGTGATATCACATTAGCCCGTTTTGCGGTCTTAACATCAATTTATAGCTCTTTTTACTCCGATCTACAAAAAGAATTTCTCATTAATCTCTTTATATGCTTGTTAAGTTTTGTTAAAGCAGTCTATCAGTGGGAGAGATATGAAGATAACTGGTATTTATGGCACATGATATTTCATATACTAGGCAATACAAGTAACATACTATTGCATCATGGGCGTTGGTTGCAGAGAACGCGTCTATTATTGAACTAATTATTTAATAAATGATATTA